AATGTTTCCCTCGTCATAATATGAATTTACTCCGCACCAAGGACAATACCACCGACGATGATTTGCCCCCATAAAATTTTCCATAGCTATACTCCACCACCCCTTACATTCTTTACAAGAAAAGTGATAAAGTATTTCAATACTATTAGCCACTGGTTGCTTCAAGAGCAATCCAATATTCAATCTGTTTTGTTTGATGAGTCCAATGACTAACATTCTTATCAGAAGCAACAGACAAATCATAATCACCAGCTGTCATTTTCAAGTTATCAATTTTGAAATGGAAATCAGCTGGGAAGTCAATAGGATCCAACTCTACTTTATACTCATGTGAAGTTGTATTTTTTAGATCAGTGGCTACCAATACACCAACATTATCTTCATTGCGAATAACAACATCTGGTAATTGGAGAATAGAGCACGCCTTAGTTACATCTGTCAGCGTGGTCTGCTTGATCCTAAACGTGCAATCAGTTTCGGGTGGATTAAACCCTTCTGGAATTGTCACCAAAATAGATGGGTCAGAAAAGAAATACTTTACTGTGGATCTACCATTCTTAACCCGAACAAAACTTTCATCAAAAACTAAATCAGCATCTTTCGATAAACTCATCACACCCAAGAACTCATTGAGATCATAGATACCAAAGTCTTGAGGAAAGGCCTCAGTAACTGGTGCCTCTGCTAAAATATTTTTCATTGTGGACATCGTCCGAAGTTGACTACCTTCCTTCACCAGAATATTCTGGTTGATAGTAGAAAAATTCTTCAAAATGCTTACTGTCTGTTCACTTAACTTCATCATCATTCTCCTGAACGTGTAACATAATAATACCGTAATGTAATATCTTCATAATATCGTCACGATTCTTTCCATTCTTTCTGCCGTATCGTTTGCAATACTTTATGATATTACCCATACAGAAACCTTCACCAAAACCGGAGTCTATAATAATATCTGTTGCTTGATACTTGTCTGTGGCGTAGTGCCCCGAATAAGTCGAGTCGATATATTTGCCCAACTCAGCCAGGGCACTGTCTTCATCAAATTTATACGTCACCATAATGTTATAGCATATCACACTTTAGGTGATACGTCAAGCTTTATTTGATGTCTATTACGCGGGGTTTCTTTTCCTCTGGAACCACGTGCTCAAGATGAATCAACAGCATACCATTCTCCATCTTGGCATCCTTCACAACCACATCATCAGCAATAGTCCAACTACGACTAAACTTACGATGTGAAATGCCGTGGTGTAAAAGTTCTCCACTATCATCCTCTTTCTTCTCTACACTACGAACAGAAAGAGTGCCATCAACAACTTCAACTTCCAGGTCGTCCTTAGACATTCCAGCGAGTGCCATCTCTATGACATAGTTGTAGTCACCATCTTTACGGATGTTGTAAGGTGGGAACCCTGTCGGTGTCATATGATTCTGATGAACCACATAGTCATTCAACCGATCAAAAACTCGGTCAAAGCCAACAGCGTAGGGGGTTAAAAGATTATGATCGAAATGATCAAATATGTTTGCGATTGCTCTACTAGTTACCATTTTGGTATCCTCCTTAGATATCAAGCAAGGTTAAGTTGAGAGTCTCCGAAGACAACTCTCGTAACTATTTATACACTATATATTTTCCCATATGAAAAGTCAAGTAATCCAGTAAAATAATGTTACTGCAACAAATGCCCAGAAAGTACATTTCATGAAGCGCTCACCCCAACTATGGAAGAACGCATACGTCATAAGTGCTTGCATAGTTCCAACACCATCATGGATTAATATCGCTCGTTCCAACTCAGCTCTTACTATGAAAGGTAACGGCTTCATATTATCTGACCATTCATCCCAAGTCTGTATAGGCTCAATGCGTGACTCTTTATAGGCTGTTTCATAAACCTCCTGAGGCTCCCAGTCTTCACACCAAGATAACAGACTAATGAAGTCCTCATCGTTCATAGTGCGAAGGTTTGGTTGCTTGGATGGTAATAGTTTGGATACTATCATCGCACCTACATCTAGTAGACTAAACTTTCTCATCTAACTTCTTCTTCCTTCTCTTAGATAACTTCATTTGTTTCCGAGCTTGCTCTAAATGATAACGATTGGCTCTCTTTATGAATGTAACACCATTCAAATGGTCTATCTCATGCTGTAATATTCTAGATGTAATACCATCAAATTTTTCATCACATCCAGAACCTTCTTCAGTCTCCCAATAGAGTTCAATAGTCTCAGGTCGTTTCACCTTCACAAACAGACCTGGATAACTCAAACAACCCTCTATCATATATGTGTCATTACCTTCAGTAGAAGTGACAACGGGATTGAAAAATACCTGGTCATAGTCTTCAGCACCTTCAGTCTGTAGGCTACCCATACCAATAACCAACGCTCTGGTATCAATACCCACCTGAGGTGCGGCAAGACCTATGCCACCATCTTTACGTCTGATTTCATGTAAGCCTTCAGCCAACTCATACGGGTCCATCACAGGCTCGTTGAAGTCAAAGGGCTCACACACCTTCCTTAATATCGGATCTGTTTGTTCTACTAGTTTCATATTCATATAGTATACCATATATTTACAAGAAAGACAAGCCTGTCTTGTAGTTCATTATCAATAATTCTACTCTCTCTGCTGTTGATACTCTCGCATTTACGGAGTATGTTTTTTCGTGATGCCATACATATTGATGTCTAGGAAACAGCGTACCTAATTCATCAAAGTGATAATAACTCAATGCCCATCTACCTTTGGTTGTCTTGAGCATCTCACACAGTTCCATATGGTCATCGTGTCCGAAAGCGTGTGAGGTGTAATAACTCTCCATATTATAATACGGTGGGTCAAGATAAAAGAAAGTATCTTTACTGTCGTATTTCTTTATCAACTCTCGGCAATCCATATTCTCTACAGACAGTCGGTTTAGTTTCTTCAGATAGTTTCCATCAGCCATCTTTCCAATGAAACTCGTAAACTTCTGCGTGTATGGTTTTCAATGTTTGTCTTCGGTTGGATGCTTATATATCTTACTGTCTCTGGTTAAGTTTGTATTACCAGCAAAAGTTTGTGTTTGTAGAAATACATATTTGGCAGCTAAAGGAAAGTCAGGTACGATAAATTTTGTATCGTAAGTATCAAACACGTCCGTTTTGTATTCTTCAAAGAGCTCATCATTATGGAGGTCGCCAACATAAGACTCGAGCACCTCTCTAAAATGATTGGGGTCACTAGAAGCACAGTGAAAAATATTAAATAGATGTCTGTTGAAATCATTATATACATTAGTCTCCACTGGAACTTTATTAGACATCCAATACAACCACATCGCACCACCAAACAGTTCTACATAAGTGTTGAAGTCAGAAGGTATGTAAGGACTAATCCATTTAGAATGGACTTTTTTGCCACCCATATAAGCAAACATCAGGTCGTCATCTTACTAAAGTTTTGTATCTTTTCAAATCTTATCAGGTCGTCAAACTTATCTATGTTTAGGTCTGACTTGTGAGATATGATAAAGATGTTTTCATTTGAAATGGTAGACAGTATCTTTAAGAACTCGTCTGTTCCATTGGCGTCTAGTGATGAATCGAATATCTCATCCAATACTAATAGGTTTGTATTGGTGCTGTTCTTCATCTTGGCTATCTGTCGCCAAGTAAAGAGTAGTGCCAAGTCTATTCGCATCTTCTCACCTTCACTGAAGTTAGAGTAACTGAACTCATCACGATATCTTGACTTGATGGTTTCCTCAAAACTTTCATTCAGAGTGAAGTTCACATAGAATTCCATAGAAGTCAGATAGGTATTAATCAACTTATTCATGATAGGAAGATACTGCTTGATAATCTTGGTCTTGATACCAGTATCTTGAAGCATATTTTTTGCGGCTTCTGAATAAGTCAAATCCTCACGCAATTTTGATTTCTGTTCTTTTATAGCTTTCAAACTTTCTTTTAGTTCTTCCATTCTATCATAATCAGATTTACTTACATCACCAGTTTCTAATTGAGCAATCTCGGCCTGAAGTGTAGAATTGAATTTTTCTAACTGTACAACAGAGCTGTTGTCTTTGGCCATCTGTACTTCATTCTCTCGTATTTTATTCGCAATATCAGAAATCTCTTTTTGTCTATTCTTTGATTTCTTTAGTTCTTCTTCAAGTTCCTTCAATCCATTTGAGAATTTGGTTACATCTTTCTGTCTATCAGATATCATTTCCTTCTTGAAAATTTCATCTATGTGTTGTTGACAGGTAGGACAATCATCATTATGCTCAAAAAATCCAACAACTCTAGAATGTGCTTTATGTTTCTCTACTAAAGTAGATTTCA